ATCATCATAGAAACTAGATTCCGTACGAGTTTTAGTCCACATTCCAATATCATATAGCCTTGTAACGCCTTGCCCAAACCTGAAAAGATTTCGCATCAAGCTTTGTGCATCTGACAACAAATAAATCTCACCATCATCATCATTTAACCCAGATTCTGAAAGCAAAGCTTGGTACAAATTTCCTCTGCTACCAGTGAGGATTTTGTTGAGGTCCATTTCATAACTCAATCGCATCATAGTTGTTCCCATGTCAGTAATTTTCCATCCAGCTGACTCAGGTTTTAAATAGGCAACTATAACGTCCCCATCACGGGCGGTCATAGGTAACGTGACGGCAACCATACCATGACGCTGAGTAACGTACACCGAGCCACATAAGCTAGTGCAAATTTCTCTTTCAATAGCATCAAGGTCAATTGTCATCAAACATATCTCTGGTTGTATCTATGTCAGGTAATGTTAAGCCCATAATTTTGCAATCGTCTACTAAGCATTTTAGTGCGCCATTACAATTGTTGTATCTGTCTGTTTCAACTGCGAAGTGTTCAGGTTTTCTACCGAGATCTATATACCTTTCCGTTGCTCTATGTACATGACACTTGTAGCTTACGTCATCACCTTCAAGGGGGTTTTCATGGGGGTGATCACATCCGTTATATCTTACGAGTGTCACGGGTTCTCGACCAGGTATTTCTAGTCGTAATCCGCATGAAAAATTATCTGGCAATATCGTATTTTGTCTGATGTATAACGTGTACTTTCTTTTTCCATCAGATGACTCAACATCATAGTTTTTTCGTTTAGATTTGCGTTGTTCCACCCATCTCGCGCGCGGGTTGGTTACAACTTTAGCTTCACTTATAAACTCTTCAATCTGTGAATCTGTTAATGAGATATTGTCCATGGCTGATTTATTTTTCTTAAATCAAATCAATAAAATATAGCTTGCTAACACTACCAGCTATACCCCCACCTAACCCACCTTACCTACTCAAAGATATCCTCAGGCCACTGCGCCTTAACTACCTTGCCTATGATGCGGCAGCTATGGTCGCAATCCAGGGTTCTGTATGCCGGGTTTAAAGGCACCAGGTAACTAACCCCTGCATCCTTCTCATACTTCTTGAACGTTGCCTCTGAATCACCATTTGCAGAAGCCACGCAGAAATCCCCAGACTCTACCGGCTCGGCCGGATCAACGAGTATCAGCATACCTTCAGGAAAGCTCGGTCTTACGCCCTGCGGGGAAGTCATAGAATGGCCTTTCACCTCAAGCCAGAAAGCTTTTTCGCTGGCTTTTGTAGTCGTTGGGACCCATGCCTTTGCATCGCTGGCTGTGTAGCTTCCCACCTCCGAAAACGGCCCGGCTTGCACTGAAGAAAATAACGGGTACTCATATTGGCGAAATACAGCGTCGGAATCCTCGCCAAACATTATTTTTGCCGGAGATACGCCGAGTGCAGCCCCAAGAACCAGCGCATCATCTGCACTAACCTTTCTTGTTCCTAACTCATAGTTTCCCAGGCGTGAAGGCGCAGCCCAGCCGCAAAGCTTGGCCAATTGAGCCTGGCTAAGTCCTTTAGCTTCTCTAAGGGACTTAATCCTTTCCCCGATAATTTCATGCATCGTTTTCATCCCTTAAATGTAACACGCAACGTGATTGAACTCTGTACACGAATTGAGGTTGACTGTTAATCACAAATTGTGTGTAATGGGTGTGTGATTAATGCTAGGGAGACCGCAATGAACAAAATTGCCCAGCAGCGAAAAAAAATCGGAGTTTCGCAAGCTGTACTAGCTTCGGCAATTGGTTGGGGGCAATCCCGCATCGCCAACTATGAGCTGAATATCCGTACTCCTGGGCTTAACGATTGCCGAATGATCGTAGAAGGCCTCAGGAAGTTAGGGTGCCAATGTTCTTTGGATGATGTTTTCCCTCCATCCAATAACAAAGCCGCCTAAGCAGTACCCGCTCTTTAACAGTTCTGGCCGCTAACCTCTAACCGGGTAAGCAAACATCTAGTGGCAGACCCCACGGTCTGCGCACGTATCTATCTAAACAACAAAGGAAGATTAATTGATGGAACACGCAAATAAACGCAACGAGGCGTTACGCATTGAGAGCGCCTTGCTGAACAAGATCGCAATGATTGGCACAGAGAAAACAGCCGCAGCTGTCGGTGTCGATAAAGCGCAAATCAGTCGGTGGAAACGCGACTGGATACCGAAGTTTTCGATGTTACTTGCCGTGCTGGAATGGGGTGTCGTGGATGACGAGATGGCCCGCCTTGCTGAGCAGGTAGCGAAGATACTCAAAAATGAAAAGCCCCAAACGAGCGGTAACTCGTTCAGGGCCTGAGCAACTGTGTTACGCCAACACAATCAACAGGAGACATTTTAATGCGAAAACGCAGGAAGTACCAGGAAAAAGAAGAGATTCGGCACCCTGAATCTCCTGACGGGTTGGTTGTAGCGGCAGCCAATAACAGATCGTTCGCTGAACGGTTCATTGGTGTTTATCGACTGGCTAAGGCAGGAGTGAAGAATGGGCGTCGTTAAATTAGCAGACTACCGGCAGCAAGAACGCCGCGTAAACCAGCAGGAGGCAGCCGGTATGGGGTTTGTCTCTATACACCGCCAGTTTATGGATAGCCGACTCTACAAGGACTCTCAGGCCGTGCATCTTTGGGTGCATCTCATCCTCAAGGCAAATCATGAGGATGCCGTCGTAAACACCGATGTTGGACCGGTCACCGTTGAGCGCGGGCAGATGATTACAGGCCGCCCGACACTGGTCAGCGAAACGTTCATTCCCGACAACAAAATTAAGAGCCTCCTGCGAAGTTTTGAGGCTAAAGGGATGATTACTGTCACATCGATGCAGAAGAAATTCAGCCTCATAACCATCGTAAAATATGACGATTTTCAGGCTCAAAATTGTCCAACGAATGTCCAAGACTTGTCCAACGCTAACCCCAGTAAAAATGCGGCTCTCAGCGATGTTTGTCCAAGAGATGTCCAACGTTTGTCCATAAACAATAATATAAATAATTACTCTCTTACTAACGTAAGAGAGAGTGCATCTTCCTCAGAAAATCCAGAACAGAAAAAACCGTCTCTCAGCTGCGAGCAGGTGGTCGAAGTTTACCGGCGGGTTCTCCCTGAAGCGCAAGGGATAAACATCCTGACTGACAAGCGGAGAAACCTGATCCGCACCTTCTGGCAGAAAGCCAGCAAAGTTACCCGGCAACTGGACGGGCATCCGTTCACCCTTAATGACTGGGAAGTCTATCTGAACTACATCGCCACCAACTGCCGCTGGATGCTGGAAAACAGACCTGACCACCGCACCGGCAAGACCTGGCGGAAAAAGTCGATTGAGTTCTTCCTGAACGTCGATGTGTACGCAAAGACACGAGAGGGGGCCTGCGATGACCTCTGATTACAAAACCCCACCGAGCAACTACGAAGCTGAACAGGCCGTTCTCGGCTCAGTGATGGTCGCCCCGGATAGCGACAACGTCCAGAAGGTGCTAGGCTTCCTGAATGCGGACATGTTCTACAGCCGGCAGCACGGCAGAATCTTCGCTGCGTTGCAGGGACTGAACGCCAAAGGCAAGGCGCTGGATATGCTGACGCTTTCAGACGCACTTGAGATGCAGGGAGAGCTTGAACAGGTAGGCGGATTCGCTTATCTGGCAGACATTTCCCGCAACACGCCAAGCGCCGCTAACGTCATGCACTACGCCAATGTCGTTAAGGACAAATCGACAGAGCGCATGGCAATCGAGCAGGCAACGCAGATGCTTGAGGTGCTCTACTCGCGCTCAGGAATGACGACCGCGCAGAAGCTGGAAGCGGTGCAGGCGCTGGCGATGAAGGTCGATGACAAAGCAAAAACCGGAAATCATCGTGGCCTGATGACGTTCAGGGATGCATTCAACAAATGGACTTATCAGGTAGGTGAGCGACTTGAAGGCAACCCGTCATCGGTAGGCCTGACATCGGGGATTGAAGCGCTGGACGAAATGCTGGAGCCCAAGCGAATCGTGCGCGGATCTCTTTTCGTTGTAGGTGCGCGCCCGAAGATGGGCAAGACCACCGTCTACCAGAAAATGGCTATTCACTGCGCACTGGTAGAAAACCTGCCAACCCTCGCATTCAGCCTCGAAATGCCGACCGAGCAGCTGGTAGAGCGAATCATCTCTCAGCACTCCCGCGTAAAGTCGGATGTGTTTTACCAGAATGGCTACAACGAAAACCAGTTCGCCCAGGCACTCGCCATGGGTACGCAGATTGCCGACAGCAACAATCTGTACATCGATGACACGCCGGGCCTGTCTCTGGCTCACATCGTATCCGAGTCGCGCCGCATTAAGCGCGAGCGTGGCGAGGTGGGGATGGTTCTTGTCGACTACCTGACGCTCATGGCTGCCGAGAAGGCGGATACCGAGTCTCAGGCGTACGGAATCATCACCAAAGGTCTCAAGGTACTGGCTAAAGAGCTTAACTGCGTTGTCGTGCTTCTGACGCAGCTTAACCGTGGTTCAGAGGCTCGCGCCAATAAGCGACCGCAGCCGAGCGACTCACGCTCTACCGGCCAGATTGAGCAGGACTGTGACTACTGGCTCGGTATCTATCGCGAATCGGAGGATGACGACACGGTTAACCCGGCAGAAACAGAGCTGCTTTTGCGCCTTAACCGCCACGGAAACACAGGCACTGTTTATGTTGAGCAGCGCAACGGCATTCTTTACGACATCGACCAGCAAGAGGCGCGTTTCCGCAGGGAAGAGCGCGAGCGCAAACCGAATAAGAAAGGGGGATTTTGATGAACACTATTAGCAATGAGCGTTTAGAAAAGCTGTCCGAATACGACTGCGCGGACAGATATGAGGTTATGTCGATGGCGACTGAGCTCCTGGCGCTGCGCAAAGAGCGGGAGAAGGTAGTCAATGGTGGCTGCGAAAAGTGCGGCGGAAATGGCTCTGTCGAAATCGACCACGGCGAGATGGGAATAGAGCACATGCAATGCCCTAACTGCGTTGCAAAGCCTGTAGCAGAAACCGACACCACATCGCAGCAGTTCGAATCGCTGGGATGTAAGGCGGTGAGCGGCTGGACTACATGTAGCGAGCGGATGCCAGATTTTTACTATTCATGCCTAGTCGCTGATGAGCATGGTGACATGGTTATTGGGCTGCCTAGTAACCTTGAAGTGTCAGACAGGAAGGCATTCTGTCTCAGCAACGGTGACCTTTTTCTTGCTACCCACTGGCAACCGCTCCCCGAGCCGCCATGCAAATAACCCGCGACGACATAGACACCATCGTCAGATACATCGGCACTCCTCTCTTCATCGACATCGAAACACTCACCAAACGATATCTCTTTACCAGCCAGCTGATCGCCATGGCGGCAATCAGTCGCGCGAGGTATTGAGCGGAGCAATCCCATGAAAACGATACGAGCCAAAATCCTCGCCATCATGAATGTCGGGATGGTTTTATCCACGAACGAAATATCCCGCCGGACAGGAAACACACTTGAAGCAGTGCGCGTCGTGCTCAACCGCATGCAGAAAGACGGCGAGCTAATCGGAACAAGCCAGAAACCCAAACGCTGGCGTCTGGTCGATTCCGTTAATCACAGAGCCGAGCTTATCCGCTGCGTGAAAACATTCGGCGCGCTCACTGCAATTCAGGCCAGCGAAATTACCGGCCTTTCTCCGGTGTACTGCATCAACACCATGCGGGTGCTTGAGATGAACGGCGAGCTGACGCGTAAGTACATCCACACCGAGCTATCAGATGGCCTCAAGACACGCTGCTACGAGTATTACCCGGCACCTGAGCGCAAGCCAATTAACCAAGCTGCGGCGATAAGCCCGTTTGCAAAACTCATCACCTCACGAATCGGAGCCTGATATGAGCGTTCTGATGACTGGATTTACCGGCGTCATGTTTCTGATTGGCGCTATCGCTATGCGGGATGGTCTGATGTTCACCAACGCCTGCGTATTTATTTGCTGTTCGTTATTGCTGGCTAAAGAGGAGAAGCGCCGTGGATAAGAGCAGAGAGCAGTTTTTAGAGTGGTTCAGCAAGGAATACGAAGAGGTTAATAACAGCACCGAGTTGAGCGCTCAGGTCATCAAGATGATTGCGTCAGCAGCATGGCAGGCATCCCGCGCAGATATCGAGATTGAGTTGCTTGCTGATAAACGAAGGATGGACTGGCTAGTATCTAAAGCGGTCAATGTCCGCGACCCAATGGTTTACGGAAGCCATAGCATGTTCTGGTCTCAAGTCATCACGGATGAAGAGGACGATTATTACGAAACTAAATTGCGCGAACAAATCGATGCCGCTATGGATGCAGAAGCCATCCGCGCCGCCGGTCTCAAGGTTAAGGGGGAGTGATGAGCGAAGTTAAAAGGTTACCAGTACAGATTAAACGACCTCAGGCTGGAGAATTAGCGAAGAGAATTCACGATTTGGTCATGGAATATACTGGAGAGATAGGACTATCTGAGGCGGTTGGCGCTCTGGAATGCGTAAAGTTCAGCCTTATGAGCGGTCACTTGCATGACATAGTTGCAGAGGAGTAGCTATGAGATGAAACAAACAATATTCCTTCGAAGTAAGCAGCATCAGCAGTCAGCAATAAACGCCATCCTCGCATCACCCCTCGACACCGACCGCCCAGTCACTATCAGAATCACCGACTACAAGCGCAACCTTGACCAGAACGCGAAATTTCACGCGCTCCTTGCAGATATTGCTGCGCAGGTTCAGTGGTGTGGGAAGTGGCTTCGCCCGGAGCAATGGAAGGTGCTGCTGATTAGCGGCCACGCAGTGGCGACAAAGCAAGAGGCTGAGGTTGTGCCCGGTCTTGAAGGTGAATACGTAAACATCCGCGAGAGCAGCGCTGAGATGAGTGTTAAGCGCATGTCCAGCCTCATAGAGTACACCGTGGCCTGGGCTACCGGTCAGGGCGTCAGATTCACTGACAGGAGGTATATGTGAGACGACAGCGACGAAGTATCACCGACATAGTCTGCGAAAACTGCATCTACCGCGTTACCCACCGAAAGAAACGAAAGCCAGAAGTATCCCCGTCCGACATGCCTTCATTCCACTACACCGCGCACCTAACCGACATCCGTTGGTTGCGTAGTCGCGCCAGGAGGAAACATGCTTAGCCCCATCCAAACCCAAGCATACGAGCAGCAGAGCATAGCCAGAGCTCTCTGCGCAGGATGCAGCAAGCAACTGGATGCCGATGAGGTATATGCCTGCGGCGAGTGCATCAACGAATGGCTTGTATATCGAGACCCGAACGGAGATATCGCAAATGACGATATTCAGGAGCAATAAATGGCTTCAGGCAGTCAGGGAGTTAGATTACTGCGTTCTGTGTGGCCGGTATGGAGTTCAGGCCGCGCACCGGAATGAAGGGAAGGGAATAGGGCTCAAGGTAGACGACAGCTTAACAGCGGCGCTTTGCCCGCCATGTCATGAGCGAATCGACAACGGCAAAGACTTAAGCCGGGAAGAAAGGCGTTCTGAAATGGATCGGGCTATCGTCCTGACGCTGCAAAAGCTAACGCGAGAAGGGAGGGTAACGGTGAGATGAACGAATACCGAATAGTCCTGCCCTGGCCGCCCTCCAATAATCGGTACTGGCGTCACTCAAGAGGAATCCACTACATCAGCGATTGGGGTAAGCGATACCGACGAGAAGTAATCGAAATAATTCAGCAGCACAAGTTAGACATCAAAATCCAACCCCGCATCAGAATCACCATCCACGCAGCACCTCCCGATAACCGCAAACGCGATTTGGACAATCTACCCAAAGCCGTTTTTGACGCACTCACCAGTGCGGGCTTCTGGCTGGATGACGGTCAGGTAGACGATATGCGCATCAAGCGCTGTCAGGCGGTTAAAGGCGGAATGCTTGTTTTGGTGGTGACCGAGCTGGGCGGGAAGCTACCCGATATAGCCGAATTGATGGAGGCAGCATGAGCGAAATAAGCAGAGAAGTTTGCGAGGAGTATCTCGATGCCCTGGTGACTGTGGAGTTGGCCGCAAAGCTGGCGCAGAAAGACGGGCGCAAGGTTAACGGTGCTATCCGCGCGACGGTGAACGCCTTACTGCCGCGGCTGAGCGACCGGAAAGTGCACGGCATATTCACCGGACTGGCGCGCCAGCCATTCCCGGACGGTGCACTCAAGATGCTGCGCCGACAACTCGATTCAATGGTGGGAGAGCCAGCATGACGACGGTAACAAACATCGCATTAGCTCAGCAGCGCCAGAAGGATAAGGAGATGCTTGAGGCTATCGAGTGGCAGCTCAACAACGTTCACGAGACGGAGAAGCGTTTGATGGAAATGCGTCGGGAGCTGGTAAACCGGCTTGGCATTAACAAACCAGAGGGAGGTGATGCAGCATGAACCTGGAAAACGCACTGAAGTATCACTTCGCCAAATCAACCATGATAAACGACTCCCCGCGAGCCACAGCATCAGACGCATTGACCGGCACTGATATCATGGCAGCTCAGGGAATGGTGCAGAATCGCGCGCAGATGGGCTTTGCGGCCTTTATGGGGAAAATGGGCGTCAGCAGCAATGACCGTGAGAAAGCTATTGAACTGCTGACCCTGTATGCAATTGAGCGCTGCGATAAGGTTGCCGCCTTGCGTAAGCTCGAAAGTGATATTAAGCCAAAGGTAATGCAAGCGCTCGCAACTTACGCCTTTGAAGATTACTCACGCAACGCCGGGAGTACCCGGCAGTGTGAATGCTGCAATGGCGCTGGCTTCATTCATGCGGAAGTAGTGACCATGAAGCACATTGGCCGGCCTAACCTTGCGGCCAGAAGGGAGCAGGTTAAAGTGCTGTGCCAGAAGTGCAAAGGGAAAGGGGTGGTCTCGACCGCGTGCTCTGACTGCAAAGGTCGTGGCAAGGCGATCAACCAGGAGGAAACAGAAAAGCAGGGCGTTCCTGTGGTTTCTGACTGCAGGCGCTGCGGCGGCGTTGGCTATCCTCGCTTGCCATCTACCGAGGCATTTGCGGCGGTATGCCAGATTACTGACGCCATCTCCCTCGATACGTGGAAGAAGTCAGTTAAGCCATTCTACGACGGCCTTATCATCAAGTTTGAGGTGGAAGAATCGTGGGCTGACGCACAGTTACGAGAAGTCACCAGGTAAAAACCGAAAATAGTGCATTAATTTATCGTGCACTATTTACTTTTCCCGAACCTGCGGATATGATTTCTAACAGTGGAAGTTGCGCACGTTGTTAAGCGCTAAAAACATTAAGCCCTGAGTTAATCGCTCGGGGCTTTTTTTTGCAGAGCTACAAAAGAAAATCCCCGCTGAAGCGGGGAACGTATTTCTACCAGGTGACTGTCCATTTTAACTGTACAGTATTGCCGGTTAATCCCCACCTAAGTGGGGAACATTACACGCTACTTTTCTGCGCTTAACTTATCAAGCCATGGCTTGAGGCCAATGCAGAACGCGCGGAATTCGTCATCTTTTATCGTTTCAGTACGATTAATGTGAGCACCGTAATCCGCTGAATTACCGGTAGCGATTTTAGTCGCTCCTTTGGCTCGCAATCACTTGTCTGCGTGAGTGGATGATATTTCCATCCCGCCTTCGCGCACTATCTCTACCAGGTCATGGCGCGTTAGCTTAAGCGCTGATGCTATCAGTTTCAGGTTAACAGTTAGCTGTCCGTTATCCATAACGCCTCCATTCGATGGATTGGATAATGCCCTGGAAATAGTTCGATTTGTAGTGCGTAGATCAACTTTTCACCTAAATAAATTCCTATTCAATGGCTCGCTTCGGCGGGCCTTTTTCGTATTAGGCCACAGGCAATCAATCACAGATGAACCCTCGCATCCGATGCCTCGCTGGCCTTTCCTAACTACACCACAGCACTTCCATTACCGGAGGTGTGAGATGTCACATATGAGCAAATTAGCTTCTGGCGCAGCTTATGGCGCATCTGCCGGGACGGTGGCTAATGGGTTGCTAACCCGGCTAAGTCCTGACGAGTGGAGCGCAGTAGGTGTTATCGCCGGTATTGTCGTGGCGCTACTGACGTTCGGTATCAACTGGTATTACAAACGAAAAACCACGCTGGCGCAGATTCAGGCGTACGAGCGATGGCCTTCCTCAGCCGGGCAGTTATCAAAGGAGGACTAACGATGGCTATCCCGTCCTCACTGAGAAACAAACTGATTGCCGCGGCGGGTGCAGGCTCGATGGTCATCGCCACGATATTCATTGGTGGCAAGGATGGCGTAGAGGGCCGGAAGTATCAGGCCTACAAAGATGTCGCTGGCGTCTGGACTGTCTGCGACGGCCACACTGGCAACGACATCATTCGCGGCAAGACCTACACCGACAAAGAATGCGATCGGCTTTTGTGGAAAGACCTGCAGCCGGCTAAAGCGACAGTAGACAAGCTGGTTAAGGTTCCGCTGAACGAATACCAGCGCGCATCCCTCTACAGCTTCGTCTTCAACGTAGGCGGTGATGCCTTCGCTAAATCGACACTTCTTCGCAAGCTCAACAAGGGCGACCAGGAAGGAGCATGTGAAGAAATGCGCCGCTGGGTCTATGCAGGCGGTATGAAGTGGAAGGGATTGCAGAACCGGCGGGAGATGGAGCGCTCTATGTGCCTGGCGGAAAGCGAAAATGACCTTTAACTGGAAGCTCATCCTCTTCGCCGTGATGGCTCTGCTACTGGCAATCGCCATAGTCATCGCCAATCATTACCGGTCAGCGCTCACAAAAACACAGGCATCTTTAACCAAAGTTAATCGTGAATTAAGTCTGGCTAAAGACACCATCAGCGACATGCAGACTCGCCAGCGCGATGTCGCCGCGCTCGATGCCAAATACACACAGGAACTTGCAGATGCTCAGGCGACTATCGATCAGCTGCATGATGACGTTGCTTCTGGCAAGCGTCGGTTGCAGCTCCACGCGACCTGTACGAAGCAATCCGCCTCCGGCACCGCCAGCCTGGATGATGCAGCCAGCCCCGGACTTACTGACTCCGCTGAACGGGATTATTTCACCCTCAGGGAGCGGATCGAGACCGTGACCAGGCAGTTGAGCGGATTGCAGGCGTATGTTCGGGAGCAGTGTTTGAGATAAAAAAAAGCCCCATGGCTGGGGCGACGACAGGATAGATATTTTCTCTTTTTATAATTATTAACGCAGCGTTGACTTGTTTTCCCTGATGCTTTTTCTCGCAAGACATTCCTGTCTGTATGGTCTTCATCCCTGCGACTCACAGACCTTGTTTGTAGGAGCCACTCCACCAACAAGATGGAAATAATCCTGGCCGATATATTCAGATTAACAAGCGGCAGGCATCTTTTATAGGAATAGTCCGGGGATAATTGTACGGTGAGCGACCTGATGTACAGATAGGCAAGCCGTTATATAGAAGCGTTCTCAAAACATAGTGAACCACTAAACATCACAAGGCGCATTTGCGAGTGCGCCTGATGATGCTTAAGTTAATCAAAGTCATTAGACGCCAAAGCTAACCTTTGTGGCTCGACGGATTAAGGCGGAAATTATAATCATTAACTTAATACGGTTAGGTGTTGCTGGATCACTAAGTTTATGAACGCTACGACTTGAACCATCGGTATTAAAAAATTCCGCACCTTCTTCAGATAAATGATGACTCTCTCCACATTGAATGCTTTTCACGTGAGTGGAAAGTGATTCAAGAACGGACTCGTCAATTAGCTCATTATCGATTCTATGGGCTAGCTTATTGCGCATCGTATTAAGCCGATCCATAGCTTTATATGCTGGCAGTGGTAGGCCTAATTTCAGCGCTAGACCCAACTTTGATTGATAATTTAGCCTCAAAATCACTTTGTCAGTCGGTTCTGCTGAGAACATATCGACGTTGTTTGCCGCTGCAGATATGAAAGCCTCAAGAAAGCTTTCCGTAACCAAGTGCATACGCAAAACAACGCCTATTTCGTCACTACTCTCTGAAGACGATATAAGCGCATTAGCAACAGACTGACGGCCAAACAACGTTTGGAAGATTTCAAAGTTCATCGACACCACCTAAAGGTTAAGATTTCAATGGCACTCACCGACAAGCAAGAAATGTTCTGTCGCGAGTACCTCATCGATTTGAACGCCACGCAAGCGGCCATTCGGGCGGGGTACAGCGAAGGTTCATCGCGTAACCAAGCACACCGCCTGATGACAAATGACGACATTTTGCAGCGTATCGCACAATTAAATCAGGATCGACTTAAGCGAACCAATATTGATGCTGATTACGTGCTGCGACAGGCGGTAAAGCTTCACGAGCGCTGCATGCAGGAGGTAGAGCCGCTTACAGACCGTCGCGGCGAAGAGATTACGGACGAGCAGGGCAGAACGGTCTATGGCTTCGATGCCAAAGGCGCCGTTGCTTCACTCAAGCTAATCGGCGATCACATCACTGTCCAGGCGTTCAAGCAGCAGACATCAACTGAGATTACTGGAGCCGATGGCGCGCCGGTGAAAGTTGACGTTACCAGCATGACGCCGCAGGAAGCAGCAGAGCAGTATAAAAAACTCATGGGTTAGATATGCCAATACCATTCCCTTTCGACTTCAAGAACCCAGATTACACTCAGGTTTTTGAGTGGCGGATGGAGAGGCTACAGCGCATACGCGCCAACCCAGCAATGCTGCCTGCGCTGAAGGCATTTTACCGGGATAACCCAGCTCAGTTCATTATCGACTGGGGCATGACAACGGACCCGCGAAACCTCGATTATGGCCTGCCGGTAACAATCCCGTTTCTGCTATTCCCGAAGCAGGAAGAGTGGATCGACTGGATAATGGATCGCCGTCGCAGCATGGAGAACGGCATTACTGAAAAGAGCCGTGAGATGGGCCTCAGCTGGACGTCAATCGGCCTTGCCTGCTCTCTTTGCCTGTTCAACAAAGAAATGGTGATTGGCTTCGGCTCCCGTAAAGAGGAGTACGTAGACAGCACCGGCGACCCGAAAGCGCTGTTCTGGAAAGCACGCAAATTCGTAGAGACGCTGCCGGTTGAGTTTCGCGGTAACTGGAGCGAGAAGAAACATGCTCCCTATATGCGTGTTGAGTTCCCGGAAACTGGTGCTGTGCTCAAAGGTGAGGCCGGTGACAATATCGGCCGCGGTGACCGTACCACACTTTATTTCGTGGATGAGGCTGCGTTCTTACAACGTCCGCTGCTTATTGATGCTGCACTGTCTCAAACGACCCGCTGTCGTATCGATTTGTCATCGGTAAATGGCATGTCCAACCCATTCGCGCAGAAACGCCACGGCGGCCGCATTCCGGTATTCACTTTCCACTGGCGCAGTGACCCGCGCAAAGATGATGCCTGGTACCAGAAAGAGTGCGCAAAAATCGATAATCCCGTTGTCGTTGCGCAGGAGCTTGACCTGAATTACAGCGCTTCAGCTGAAGGTGTTCTGATCCCGAATGAATGGGTACAGGCAGCTGTAGATGCTCACATCAAACTGGGCATCACTCCAACCGGCCAGCGACTCGGAGCAATGGATGTTGCTGATGAAGGGCGCGACAAAAACGCATTTTCACGCCGCCACGGCTTCCTGCTTGAAGAAGTGGACGAGTGGTCTGGGGTTGGCAGCGACATTTACAGCTCAGTTGTGAAGGTGTTCGGCCTGTGTGACCACAATAATCTTGAAGTTTTCCGCTTCGATGAGGATGGTCTGGGCGCTGGTGTGCGCGGTGACGCAAAGGCTATTAACGAATTGCGCCAGCCTGAGGGGCGACCCTATATTCTTGCGACTCCTTTCCGAGGCAGTGGCGCGGTGTTCGATCCCGATGGTGAAGCAGTCAAAGGCGATAATGGACAGCCATCACGCCTGAACAAAGACTTCTTTGCTAACGCTAAAGCGCAGAGCTGGTGGCACCTTCGAAAACTTTTTCGCAATACCTTCCGCGCAGTTCAGGGCATGGAATACAACCCTGATGAAATCATTTCTCTTAGCAGCAGCATCACCAACAAAGACAAGCTGATCGTCGAGCTATCCCAGCCGACTTACTCCATTAATGGGGTGGGTAAAATCGTCGTGGATAAGCAGCCGGAAGGTACTAAATCACCTAACCTGGCTGACTCGGTGATGATCAGTTACGCACCAATGGAAACATCACTGGATATCTGGGCGCAACTTGGCAGAGGCTGAACATGTCCGAAACACAAAACGTGTCGCAGCCTGTACCGACGCGTGACAGCTATGAAAACTTTGTCGCCCGCATGGGCGTTAACGAATCGAACCAGTCTGGCGCGGGCACCTACCGCAACAACTGGACATCTCGTAACCGACTGCTGATAGAGCAGGCTTACCGGTCGTCTTGGTTGGTGGGCGCAGGCGTTGATGCCATTCCCGATGACATGACCCGCAAGGGCGTCACCATCACCTCTAAGCTGGAAGACGGCCGCAAGAAGCAGCTCGATAACGCATGGGATGAAATGGCGATTTGGGAAGCGCTAAACGATACGCTGAAATGGGCGCGGCTCTATGGCGGCGCGGTGGGCGTCATCCTGATTGACGGTCAAAACTACTCAACGCCTTTGCGTATCGACGCTATAGAGCCAGGCGCATTTAAGGGCGTTATGGTAATGGATCGCTGGATGCTCAACGCAACCACCGAGCGCCGGGTAACTGAGCTGGGTCCAGACTTTGGTATGCCAGAGTTTTACCGGGTGGTTACCTCTGCTACGGGCATCCCGCCGTGGCGCATTCATCATTCCCGGCTAATTCGCTTCGACGGTATCCCACTGCCTTATCAGCAGCGCCTGACAGAAAACGACTGGGGGATGTCGGTAATTGAACGCTGCTTCGATCGCCTGATGGCATTCGACAGCACAACAACCGGCGTAGCTCAGTTGATTTACAAAGCTCACCTGCGCACGTACAGCATCAAAGACCTGCGTAAATTGCTGGCATTTGGCAAAGATAATGCCGCGTTCAAAGGCCTGATGGCGCACATGGACATGATTCGCCAGTACCAGAGCAATGAAGGTATGACGATCATGGACGCCGAAGACAAGTTTGAGGCGCACACTTATTCGTATGCCGGATTAAGCGATGTGCTGGCGCAGTTCGGGCAGCAGGTATCAGGTGCTTTCGGTATCCCACTGGTGCGCCTGTTCGGGCAATCACCGGCTGGTTTCTCAACGGGTGATACTGACCTCGCAAACTACTACGACAACGTGTCCACACAGCAGGAGCGAAAACTCCGGCGCCCGGTGCGAAAATTGTTCGAAGTGCTGCACATGAGCCTGTTCGCTTCGCCGTTACCGGATGATTTCTCATTCGAGTTTAACGAGCTGTGGCAGACGCCAGACAGTGAGCGAGCTGATACCGCTACCAAGGTGGTGGCCGCAACTGTTCAGGCTGTGGATGCAGGCCTGATGACCGAAAAGGCCGGGGCGCAGCATCTGCAGGAAACCGCACGCATTACCGGCATCGGGGCAACCATCAGCGACGAGGATATTGATAATGCCAGTGACATCCCGGCGCCGACAGAGAAAGACCTCGATAACGTCGAAGCCACCGAATCTGAAACGGGCCGAGAGCCAGCTTCGAACACAGCTACGACAGATAGCGCGTACGGTGGGCGCAATAGTCGAAGGTTCTTACGATGGTTCAAATGACAGCGTAACGGACATTCTGGACCGGCTTGAACGCTACGCTGACCTGATTGAACCGTGGTCTGAGGCGGTCTCTAAGCGCCTCATCAGCACACTGGAAATTGCCGACGATGCTATGTGGCGCGAGCGCTCTTATCAAATCTCTGCAGGCCTTCGTGAACTGATGGCAGGCAGTCAGGGGCAGATTACCCGCAGCATCATTGAAGAGCAGGTGAAACTGTTCAAGTCATTGCCGCTGCAGGCCGCTGACCGTGTTTATGACATTCATAATCAGGCGATTGAGGCCGTTGTTGCTGGTAAGCGCTCCAGTGAGCTGAAGAAAGAAATCATGCGCACAGGTGAAGTCACTGAGGCGCGGGCACGCACCATCGCCCGTACTGAGGTCGGTCGGGCATCTACCGCGATCACCCAGGCTCGCTCAACTGCAATAGGCTCTCAAGGCTATATCTGGCGCACCGCTGAGGACAGCGACGTGCGCGATTCTCACCGGCACATGAACGGGAAATACGTTGACTGGGCAAAACCGCCAACGCTCGACGGTATGACCGGCCACGCTGGCCAGTTCCCTAACTGTCGGTGTTATCCAGAGCCCGTCGTTCCCGAGGATTAACGATGCAATATTTCTATACCACCCGCCTCGGCAACACTCGCTATGAGATGGCCGATGGCTCTCTGTTGTGCAAAGACGTCCCCATCGCCCGCACCGGCTCGCAGGTTTATGACGAAAGCGAGTTGCCTGGCATCATTGGTGATGAGGACGGAGAGATAGTCGTAACCCGCGATGCAGATGAGGTATTCAGACCGGAAACGCTCGCTTCATTCGAGGGTATGGCGTTCACGCTGGGCCATCCAAAAGACATGGTTAACCCGGGGAACTGGAAAGACCATGCGCATGGACATATTCAGAACGTCCGGCGCGGAACTGGTGACCAGTCAGATTTAATGCTGGCAGACATTCACATCAAGACATCCGAAGCCATTCAGGAAGTGATGAATGGTCAGGATCAGATATCCATGGGCTACGACGCAGAGTATGAGCAGATCGGCCCTGGAAAAGCCCGACAACACACAATTATTGGTAACCACTGCGCGAGCGTTCCTAACGGACGTGCAGGCATTCGCTGTTCAATTGGAGATAGCATATCAATGGCAAACAAAAGACAGGGCTGGCTTACCCAGCTGAAACGGGCAATCAAAACCAATGATTCCGCCACCATGGAAGAACTGGTCGAAAACGCCCCCACAGAACTGATTGAGCCGGAACTGGATTTGCCACGCGCGCTCAATATTACGATCAATCCCGCGCAGCCGCTGCCACCGAATAAAGAGCTCGGCGGCCTGACCACCGATGAAGGTGAAAATGGCGGCGCGCAGACTAACAGCGAGCTTGAAGCTAAAGTAGACGCGCTGGCGCTTCTGGTTCAGCAGCTGATCAACCCGGCCTCTACGGCAACCGTCGACAGCGACGACCCGGAGGAGAAGGAAGAAAAAACCCGAGCAACGACCGATGCTGCTTACCATCAGGGCGTCGTGGCTCGCGCTGAGCTCATCCTTCCGGGCGTTAAGCTGCCAGAAGGCGGTAAGTTGGCGGCGTTCAAGCGCTCCACTATGGACGCGGCTTTCAAGACGCCAGAAGGTAAGTCGCTGCTTACTCCGCTGGTTGGAACTTCGCCGGACTTCGCCAAAATGCCCAAGGCAACGCTGGATGCGGTATTCGTGTCCGCAAGCGAAATTGCCAAGGCGCGTAACAGCGCCCCGGCAACCACCGGCCACGCATCCTTCTACGACGCATCAAACAAAAACTCTCCGGCTGCTCTGAATAAGGCATTCGCCGCCCACTGGAATAAATAAGGGAAAAACCCATGGTTGCATACCTGTACCGGATGCCAGTCGGCATCGCCGGGGCTATCTCACGCCCGCAAGACCTGACCACCGAGCCGGTGATTCTGGACTCAACTAACACTTTCAGCGCTTATGGTCTCGCCGGCAAAAACAGCGCTGATGGCAAATTCATCCCGCTGGCAGCGTCAGACGCGGCGACAGTCATTACCGGCCTGTACGTTCGTCCTTATCCGACTACCTCAACGCCTGACATGGTTCGCCAGGTCGGTTCCGGCAAGAACTTCACTGGTGACGTGATGAAACGCGGTTACATGACCGTGAACATCGGCGGCACAGCGGTGAACCTGACTAAAGGCGCACCGGTTTATGTGCGTAATGCCAACCCAACCGACGCTAGCCCGCTGGGCGCAATTCTGGGCGAAGAAATCACTGACGAAACCGTCGTGCTGCCGAATGCCGTTTTCACTGGCGCAGGCGATGCCGCTGGCAACGCTGAAATCGCATACAACATCTAAGGGAACCGCTACATATGTTAACTTTTGACCAAGCCACCGTTGACGGTACTGGCGCTTTCCTGGTTGGCGAGCTTGAGCGCCTCGATCAGGAACTGAATATGCCTCTGGTGGGGTATACGTGGTCGCGCGATATTCAGCTGCGCGAAGACGTGTCGATCGCCGATGACATCAGCTCTTTCACCAACTCCACCTTTGCGGCTGCGGGTACACCGAATCCGAACGGTAAAAACTGGATCGGCAAAGACTCCACCGCCATCGCTGGCCCGAACGTCGACATCGCAAAAACCGGCTTCCCACTGACCCTGTGGGGCATGGAGCTGGGCTGGACGGTTGTTGAGCTGGCTGCCGCTGCCAAAGTTGGTCGTCCGATCGACACGCAGAAGTACGACGCGATGCAGCTGAAATGGAATATGGACACCGACGAACAGGTTTATCGTGGTGACAGCCAGCTGGGCGTGAAAGGACTCACTAACTATAACGGCGCGGCTGTAACCAATGCGCCGAAAACGTGGGCAACCTCAACCGCAGACGAAATCCGGGCATCAATCAACCTGCTGCTCTCTAATGCATGGGCAGCGTCTGGCTACACCATCGTTCCACGTGATCTGCTGTTGCCGCCTGAGCAGTTTGCTCTGCTGTCCAGCATCATCGTCTCCTCCGCTGGTAACCAGTCTCTGCTGACCTATCTGCGCGAAAATACGATCGCCTTCCATCAGAACGGGGTTCCGCTGAACATCCGCGCGGTTAAATGGCTGAAAGGTGCAGGCGTCGGCGGCACTGACCGCATGATGGCTTACACCAACGATAAGAAGTTTGTGCGTTTCCCGATGGTGCCGCTGCTGAGCGTGCCGGTGCAGTATCGCGGCATTTACCAGCTGACCACCTATTACGGCAAGCTGGGCGCCGTTGAGTCTCCGTACCCGGAAACCATGGCATATCTGGACGGCATCTAACCAATCCGGCCCCGAAAGGGGCCAACAGGAGCAGCAAATGGCTAAGAAGACGATTCGCGTCCACACCCCATTTAATTTCACATCTGAAGATGGCACCAGTCAGCACTTTGCGGCCGGTGAGCATACCGTTGACGACAAGGTAGCGGAGCATTGGTTTGTCACCGCGCACTCTGACGTTACCGGCAAGGCAAAAGCCAGCGCCGACACGAAAGAGTTCCAGGCACAAATCGACAGCCTGACCGCGCAGCTGGCAGAGAAAGACAAAGCGCATGCCGAGTTGCAGCAGTCGGTAGCAGAAAAGGATCAGACCATCGCCGATCTGACCGCACAGCTGGCAGCCCTGCAAGCACCCGTAACTGAACCGGCAGCGGAAGGTGATGCTGATGGCAAGAAACCAAAATCTGCCGACAGTAAGTGATTTTCGCCGCGACTTCCCGCAGTTCATTGACGACACCAAATACCCAGACGCAGTAATTGAATTTCGCCTTAACCTCGCCGATATGCTGATTGACGGCTCCGCCATGGGGAACATGTTCCCTTATCTGGCGGAGTTGTTCGTGGCGCATTACATGGTTCTGAATGCGGCTGATACGGCTGCAGGGGTAGCTGGAGGAGCAGGCGGGGCAACCAGTGGCGTAGTCGCGTCGAAGTCGGTCGATAAGGTCAGTGTGAGTTACGACAACAGCTCGACGCTCAATGCCGATGCTGGCTTCTGGAACTTCTCACGTTACGGCGCAGAGTTCTGGCAGCTGCTGATGCTCTTCGGATATGGCGGTATCCAGTTATGAAATCAGGTATTTCTGTTCGTGCTGATAAAGCGCAATCCATTGTGGACGCCCTTAAAACCCTCGCTAACAAGGATGTTCTGGTGGGCATCCCGGAGTCGAAAGACGAACGCGATGATGGCGATATCGGGAATGCGGCGATCGGCTACATCAACGAGAACGGGTCGCCGGCGCAGAACATCCCGCAGCGACCTCACCTCAAGCCCGGCGTTAAGTCAGTCGAGCAGGACTATCTGGTTCATTTGCGTTCCGCCGCACTAAAGGCACTCGAAGGGAATGCGGAGGGCGCTCTCACTTCACTTGAACGCGCAGGAACCGTGGCCGCTAATGGTGTGAAACGCTACATCACTATCACCGGTTTTACACCGCTGGCGGATGTCACCATCGCCAACCGACTGCGCCGTGGTCGTACCGGTAACAAACCACTCATCGATACCGGCGAATACCGTCGCTCTATCACACACATTGTGAGGGATAAAGATGCTGCCGACACTTGATGTTACTGACGTGCTGCTGTCACCTGAATTCCTCGACACAACGCTTGTGGTGAAACGCAACGAGCAGATAGTGGATAAGGATGGCTTCCCATCAAATATCACGACAGAGACGCCGTTTGGCGGTGTTGTTACGGTCGACCGGTCACTGGAAGCAAGGCGAATGCAAGCTGGGCAGGTCATCAGCGGGGCAATCCTGATTGTGACTCAGTATCACCTGACAAGTGGCAATACCGGTATTGATGCGGATGTTGTTACCTACCGTGGTCGTGATTATCGCGTGACGTTTGTCGATCCTTATACCGCTTATGGGGCCGGGTTCGTGCAGGCGCATTGCGAGTTGCTGCCATTTGATGGAGGCCCGCGTGAGTAATGACAGTACATCTCCGGGATATCTCACGCCTGTCAGTGACAGTCAGGCTTATGACGAAGCGCTTGAGCGTCAGTTAAGCCAGTGGGTTAAGGCACTATCTGGGCTTCCTGATGGCATGGTTCGGCCTCGCTGGACAGCAGTTCAGGCAGCATTGCCGGCAGCATCTGCTAACTGGTGCGGGTTCGGGATTGTCGATATATCCCCCGACAACACTCCGGCTTTCACCCAACAAACGGATGACAGCAATCAACTGTGGCGTCATGAAGTGGTCGAGTGCATGGCGTCGTTCTATGGCCCGGGCAGTCAGGGGATCGCCACCAGATTCCGCGACGGCCTGACGGTTGAGCAAAATAACGAAACACTGAGTCAGGTTGAACTGACGCTTGCTGATTACAGTGGACTCACCGCATTTCCCGAACTCATCAATAACCAGTGGGTGCGCCGGTATGACATGACCGTCCGCCTGCGCCGCAAAGTTATCCGCGATTACAGCATTAAATCTCTGGTCGAAGCGCCAGTATCATTCTTTGGAGAATAACCTATGGCACAGGGCTTACCTGTATCCAACGTAGTGAACGTTGATGTGATCATGTCGCCACGCGCGGCAACTGGTCGTAATTTTGGCGCACTGCTCATTCTCGGTACATCCACTGTTATCCCTGTGTCAGAGCGTATCCGCCTGTATTCCAGTGCGGAAGATATCGGCGCTGATTTTGGTGAGGAAAGCCCGGAATATGAAGCAGCTGTTATTTACTTTTCTCAGTCACCACAACCAACGCAGGTTTATGTAGGTCGCTGGGCTAAAACCTTGGCAGAAGCTGAAGAGGGCGAAACGGAGACACTCGCGCAGGCGATCACTGCAGTATTGCAATATACCGACTGGTACGGGCTCGGCATTGCTGACAATGATGATTTAACTGCAGAAGAGATTGTCGAGACGGCAGCAGCAATTCAGGCATCAAGTCTGAGTCGTGTTTTTGCGGTTACTTCTTCCGACCCGGGCATTATCGACTCAGCATCAACTACTGATATCGCATCAACGCTTAAAGCTGCCGGTTATGGTCGCACGTTTGTCCAGTACTCGACGAAAAGTAAATACGCCGCACTGTCTGCATTTGGACGCGCATTCACCGTCAACTTTACCGGCAACAACACCACTCTGACGCTGAAGTTTAAAACGGAGCCAGGCGTAACCTATGAAACGCTTACCAGTTCTCAGGCCGCTGCAATCGATGCCAAAAATGCCAACGTTTACGTCTACTACGCGAACGACACGGCCATTCTGCAACAAGGTGTGATGTCTAACGGTGACTTCTTCGACGAACGCCACGGCCTCGACTGGTTGCAGAACTACGTGCAGACCAATCTGTTTAACCTGCTGTACACCTCAACCACCAAAATTCCGCAGACAGAAGCCGGTATCACCCGACTTCTTACCAATGTAGAGCAGTCACTCGACCAGGCTGTTTCAAACGGGCTTGTGGCGCCGGGAGTCTGGAATGGTGGAGACATCGGGCAGATTTCCTCAGGGGATACTCTGACGAAAGGTTATTACGTCTATGCGCAACCGCTCGCTACCCAGGCGCAGGCAGATCGCGAGGCACGTAAAGCCCCATTGATTCAGGCCGCCATCAAGCTGGCGGGCGCCGTTCATTACGCTGATGTTCAGATTAACGTTGTTCGCTAAGGGGACATAAATGCCAACTTACAGCTTTATTGACGTGTCAGCATCCCTTACCGGACCGACTGGCGTCGTTGACCTTGGTTATGGCTCTGCCAACTCTGAGGAAGGCATTACCGTCACTATGACGGAAGCCAAAAACACCATGACCACCGGTGCCGATGGTGAAGTCATGCACAGCCTGCACGCAGGCAAGTCAGGGACAATTACGGTCAACCTGCTTAAAACGTCCCCGCTGAATAAAAAACTGTCGCTTATGTACAACGCGCAAAGTCAGTCCTCTGCACTGTGGGGCAATAACGTCATCCTGATCCGCAATAAATCTTCAGGTGACATTACTACCGCACGGTCCGTCGCTTTCCAGCGCCAGCCAGACCATTCGAATGCCAAAGTCGGTAATACCGTCGCATGGGTCTTTGACTGCGGCAAAATCGACCAGATCCTCGGGGAGTTTTAACAGATGGAATTTGAAATCAAAGGCGTTCAGTACCGCACTGCAAAACTCAGCGTTTTCGACCAGTTAAAAGTATCACGAAAGCTTCTCCCGGTTCTGGCCGGGATGATGGCTGACTTTCAGAGCATCAAGGCTGCAACACAGGGAGGCGATGTTTATAAGGCGATGGAAACGTCACTGCCGAAAATTGCTGACTCGCTGGCTGACATGACTGAAGAGGATACCAACGCGATCATCTTCCCTTGCCTCTCCGTTGTCTCTCGCAAGAATGGAAATGCCTGGGTACCGGTAATGAATCAGGGTGAGCTGATGTTTGATGACATCGATCTGTTAAGCATGTTGCAGATGGTTGGTCGGGTGGTAGGCGACAGTCTGGGAAATTTTTTGCCCGCAGCCCCCGGCAGCGAGACTGCGCCCCGGTAAGTGGCCTGACCCTCGATTCGCTCCCTGATGGTGAAGATTACCTGATGCGCCCGGTAGATGCCGGGTACATCACTTATACAGCTCTGAAAGATGGGTCAGTTGACCTCGCGGACATTGCCAGGATGAACGACTGGCTGGATATCAAAGCAGATAACAATGCCCGCATTCGCCGCTGGGAACAGGACAACCAATGAACGCTGAAACCATTAAAGACTTCCTTGTTTCACTAGGCTTCCAGATTGACGATGCCGGGGCGCGTAAGTTTGATGCTGTCATCGCAGGAACTACCGCACAGGTTGTAAAAATGGGCGTGGCTGTCGAGGCCGCTGCTCTTTCGGTTGTTGGTTATACCGCAAAAATCGCCAGTGGGTTGGATAACCTTTACTGGGCATCACAGCGCACAGGTGCCACGGTCGCAGGCATTAAGGCTATCGGCTATGCCGCATCACAGGTTGGATCCAGTGCTGAGGCCGCACGCGGATCACTGGAAAGCCTGGCCCGGTTCATGCGTAACAATCCCGGCGCTGAGGGTTTCCTGAACCGGCTTGGGGTTCAAACGCGTGATGCCAGCGGCAACATGCGGGATATGGCGACGATCTTTACCGGCGTCGGTCAGCGTCTTAGCAGCATGCCGTATTACCGCGCGAACCAGTACGCTCAGATGCTGGGTCTGGATGAAAACACCCTGATGGCAATGCGCCGCGGTATGGGGCAGTTCAGCACTCAATACACGCAAATGGCGAAGGCGATCGGCTTTAATGCTGACCAGGCTGCCGTAAGTTCGAACCGGTTCATGACGTCGCTGCGGTCCTTCGGGCAGATGGCGGGCCTGGCTCGCGACAAAATTGGCTCGAATCTCGCCGAGGGGCTTTCCGGCTCTATCGATACGCTGCGCAGGCAAATCGTCGATAACTTTCCGAAGATTGAACAGACCATTACCAGCGGTGTGAAAGGCATCCTCTGGCTTGCTGAGGTGATTGGCCGTGTTGTTTACCGATTGATTCAGGCAGCAGGTGATATCAAGGACTGGTGGGACTCTCTCGATAAGAGTACCCGTCATCTGATTGAAACGCTCGGCGCTCTCGTTATTGCCTGGCGATTGCTCAACAGTGCGTTCCTGATGTCACCTGTCGGGCGCATTGTAGCGCTCGGCGCGGCGATTATTGGCCTGTATGACGACTATAAAACATGGAAGGAAGGCGGCCAGTCCCTGATTGACTGGGAGAAGTGGGAGCCTGAAATCCGCAATGCCGTCAAAGGTGTTAATAACCTGAAGAATTCGGTTATGACCCTGCTCGGAATAGACCCACAGACATGGACAGCCAAGTGGGACATGAGCAACCTCATGCACAACCTTGGCGATCTGGCGAAGATGCTGGATGGCATTGCGCGTCTGCTGAATGCCATTAAGGATGGCAGATGGAAAGACGCATACGCGATTGGCCGTGAGTTACTGAGTCAGGGGCAGGGAAATCCTGATGCTTTACCGGTTGTATCTGACAGCGCAAACGGTGCGGCTGACTGGGTGAAGAATAAGTTTGGTTTTGACCCGCGCAGCATTGGACGCTGGTTTAAAGGCGAAGGAAACCTCCCTGACAGGAACAACAATCCGGGCAATCTCCGCTCCGTCAGCACCGGAGGATTCAGGTCTTTCAGTTCGGCTATCGAAGGCTGGGAGGCAATGCGGAACCAGTTGATGCGTTATTTCACCGGTAAAACCACCGGGAAGGCGCTGAAGTCTGTCGCCGATATCGTTTCGACATGGGCGCCATCCAGCGAAAACGACACAGGGAAATACATTGCTGACATTTCTAAGTGGATGGGTGTATCACCGACAGCAGCCTTAAACCTGTCCGACCCCAATACGATGGCTATGCTCATGCAGTCTATGGCCCGCAAAGAGGGATATTCGAACTGGAATAGCCCACTTGCCCATCAGGCTGCTGGAGCGACGTTAAATCAGAATACCGTTATCAACATTTCTGGTGTCAGCGATCCGAGAGAGGCGGGGAACATCATCGCCGGTAAGCAGGCAGGGGTTATGGCTAACGGTATTCAGCAACTTCAGACAGGGCCGCGATAATGGATATTCTTTCCACGCTATTTCAGCAGCAGAGCCGGAAAATCGGAATAATGGTGCCGAGTGTAGTTGTCAGCGAGAAGCACAGCGATACGCTGGAAATTACCGAGCACCCTGTTGAAAAGCCCACGTCATCCGGCGCGGGCTTCGTTGCGGATCACGCCTACCGTCGCCCCAGCGAAGTTGTTATGGAGGTTGGCTTTGCTGGTGGCGGATCGCTGCTGGACTTGCTCGATACCAGCAATATCGGTATCAGCCTGGGGATGTCGCCTAAAGAGGTGTACGCCTCTTTTCTGGAAATGCAGCGCAACCGTGAACTGCTGGACGTCATCACAGGTAAGCGGCAGTACAGCAACATGCTTCTGCGCACGATAGAGGTCACTACCGATAAGACAACTGAAAACGTCCTGTCGGCGGTGCTGACGCTTCGTGAGCTTATTCTTACATCGACGACGACCGTGCAGGTTGCGGACAAAAACGATATGTCGCAGGGCGTGTCCACGTCCGCCACGCAGAACGCCGGAGTTAAATCGCCTGTGCCAAAAAATGAATCACTGCTTTCGCAGATAGCAGGGGGGATCGGGCTGCAATGAGCATCAGCGAAATTCCGCTTTCAGCAGATAACCAGAACTTCGCCATTACCATTGCAGGCACGCAGTACCGCATGCGTCTGGTATGGCGTGATGAATTCTGGTGCCTTGACCTCCTTAACAGTGATGAAACACCAGTTGCGTTATCGCTTCCCCTGCTGGCTGGTGCTGATCTGCTGGCTCCTTACGCTTACCTTAACCTGGGTTTTTCCCTGTTTGTGAACAGCGATACCGAGGGGCAGGAAAACCCGACGAAAACCGATCTTGGCCTCTACAGCCATTTGTATATCGTGACGGAGTAACCATGTCGCAAAACTGGATTCGACATTTTGAGCTGCAAATTGTCAATGAGAACGGCACCGGGATCAGCCTGTCAGATTTCAAAGTGACATTCCGCATTGAATGGGCTGATACGCGGTTTCCGCGCGTGGCGAACGTAAAAATTTACAACGTGTCGCCTGAAACGCAGGCCCGTATCATGGGCGACGAGTTCAGCAAAATACGCATTATTGCCGGGTATGACGGCGCGATGCCGGTTGTGCCGGCCAGTGATGTCGGCGTGGCGCGCCCGGTTTCCGAAAAGGATATCGGGCAGATCAATGGTACGAACTACGGTCTGATTTTCACCGGCGATATACGGTTTACCATCAACGGCAAAGACAACATCACCGATAGCTGGGTGCTGGTGCAGGCTGCCAGCGATTACAATGCGTTCCTGTTCGCCAGCACCAAAACCACGCTAGCCGCCGGGTACACGACGAAAGACCTGCTCGACCTGACGATGAAGGGTTTCAACCCTTACGGCGTCACGCCGGGCATTATCGGTGATATGCCGACAACGGTATTTCCGCGCGGGTTGCCGCTCTATCACTCAAACCGCGACATCATGGATGACATCGCGAAGATGTGCGGCGGTACGTGGCAGATGGTCGACGGTCAGGTGCATGTCGTGCCGTCGGATAAATACGTTCAGGAGGCGATCGTACTGAACTCTGATACCGGACTGATCGGCATGCCGCAGCAGACGATGGGCGGCGGCGTAAATGTGCGCTGTCTGATTAACCCGAACATCAAAATTAACGGTCTGGTGCAGATTGACCAGGCATCAATTTACCGCACCGCGCTGGGTAATAACGAGGTGGCCAGCACACCGGGGAGAGTGACCGAGCAGAACGTTAACGGCAACCTTACCGCAGCGGGGAATGGCACACTGCAAAACCCCGCCAGCATCGCCGCTGATGGTGTTTATATCGTCAAGGCGATTGATTATACTGGCGAGACGCGGGGCCAGCCGTGGTACATGGATATGATGTGTCTGGCGCGCGGGGCGGCTGATTTCCTTAATCAGTCGGCATCGCTTAGAACTGCAATTCCTGGGGCGTAATTTCAACCAAAATGAAAAAGCACAGCTTTGTAATGCTAACTTTATTTTTGCTCTTGGCTGGATGCGCAAAATCTGTAGGTGTTAATCGATCGGAAACAGCGGGACAAAATCCACGGCTATCGATTGCCAAGGACGCACCTCAACCGATAAAGGCTAAAATCGTTAGAGAAGAAAGGCCTGTTGAAGGGCTGGAAGATGCATTCAAAGGTGCGCAGTATGCAAACTTTCGTAGTGCATTCAAAAAGCTCCATTTTTTTACAACAGATCCGGACAAACAAACGCTTCAAAGCGTCTATGTTAAAGTCGGTGGTTATAATCTGACACTTAACCAAATTATCATTTCGATAAAAGAACAGATAGACGAGTGCAAAAGGGTGTCAGCCTATACGGGCGAGAACATTGAGCAGGCATGCATTGATCGTGTTGGTTCTGGTTTGACTCTATTCGCAGTAATGTTGGATGATCCGGGCACCCCTGGAACCACTAAAAAAGCAGCACTTGGAGAAGCAACTATAAACAGAGTTGTTTATTTTGAGCATGCAGCCAGACTGGCGAAGATGCACAACGCCATGTGCGAAAAACAAAATAACTATGGCTATGCCAAAATGGTAACTATTTCTGTGCCATGCAGTGGGTTCAAAGGTGTAGGTATGTAAGCTATCCTCAACGTCCAGTTGGTGCAGGCCAATATGAACGCGCCGCGCGTGTATGGGACGTATGATTGTGTGAAGGTTAAGTAACAAATTTGCCTCTTCTTATTGACGTTTTGCCGTTGAAAGCGCACTTTTTCACTTGCCGGGATCTCAACATCTCACTAAACTTTGCGAAAATTTATCCGATAGATAAATATTAGCAGTGTTTGTTTAGTCGATTATCGACTTCAAGGGGAATTAAAGCATGGCTTTGAGCTACGCTTTCGCGTTGGCAGCAATAACGCAACAAATCAACAAGATGCAGGAATCTGTAAACGGTGCGTTTAAACCGTTGATCTCTACAGTCGCCTGTGAAGCCCCTCGCCGCCTTGATACTGAAGAGGCATTCCGTCGTTGTACAGCTATTGCCCAGCGTTCTCAGGCGCTCGAAGAGATGGCAAGAGAGGGTATGCAACATTTACAAACTCTTCGCCAGTCTCATGCAGGTTACGATGCGGAATCCGTAGCGGTTATTCCTCATCTGGAGGGGCTGGCAAAAGCTAGCCGCAGTGCCAAATTGCACCTGTTAGACATGTTTGCGGAGGCTGAGAAATCTGCAATGTGGCAGGGCAGTAACTTTTCTATGCTTAAGCCGCTTAAAAAGAAATATGTCAGGGCGCTTACGGCTATTGAGAACATAGCTATCCAAATGGCCGCAGAACTCAGGCAGCGCCAGCCATTCTCTGGTGAATTGGTTGCTACCGATATCTCTCGCAAGGATGCTATAGACCTAATTAAATCATCTCACGCGATGCATGGTGCCGAGCCTCCTAAATGGATGTGAAATGGCAAAAGTCAGCATAACTGAGAAATTACAACATAAAGCAGCTGCACATCGTTTTGCTCAAAACCTAGCTCAAAACTTGGCAAGTGATACCCAATTCTGGTGCTTTGGTTCACATGGCGGGTTCGAAAAAAACTACGATGCTATGGCTGCCAATATTAGAAAGATCCACGTAAAACTTGAGGGCGATGCTCCCTGGCCTCCTGAGTATTCTTTGAGCGAAAGGACTTGTAATAATTACTTGGTCTATGCTCAGCATCTTTATGAAGATGAACATTATCAAATACTTGCATTAATTTCGCCAGATGCGCATCAGGTTATTGATAGGATGCTCCCGTCCATAATCAAACTAGCCGAAGAGACTTTTATTGAGTTGCCACTGGAAGAATTAAACAAGCTTAAAACTTATACTGCCTAAACCCGCCACTGAGCGGGTTTTTTATTGCCCGGAGTTTCCCCCTATGCCAATTCCTCTCTCGTCGCAAATCAGCGGCGATCAGCAATTCATGCTCGCAATTCAGCAGGCTATCAGCGCAGGAATCCGCGTGGCGCTTCCCGGAACGGTAGTTTCGTTCGATGCTGAGTCGGTGACGGCTGTCGTACAGCCAGCAATTAAGGGCTACGAACCAGACGCCAACGGCAATCAGGTTTCGATCTCAATGCCGCAGCTCGTCGATGTGCCGGTGGCATTCCCGCGCGGCGGCGGCTGTACGCTGACGTTTCCGGTGAAACCTGGCGACGAGTGCGAGCTGATTTTTAACGATCGCTGCATCGATTTCTGGTGGCAATCCGGCGGCGAACAGGAGCCGGTACACCCGCGCCAGCACCATATCGGCGATGCGATAGCGTTCCTTGGGCCAATGTCGCAGGCGAAGAAAATCAGCGGTATCAGCACTGACGCGGCTCAGTTGCGTACTGACGATGGCGCCGCGTTTGTGGAAGTGGCCGCAGGGCATGACATCACCGTCAAAACGCCTGGAAAACTGACTGCAAACGCCGACGGCGGCGCGGAAATCACCGCACCTGAAATCGTTCTAAACGGCAATGTGACCATCAACGGCAATCTGTCGCAGGGCATGGGATCCAGCGGCGGCATTGCGACAATGCATGGTCCTGTGAACGTAACCAACGATGTTACTGCTGGAGGCAAGAGCCTTATGACACACACTCACAGTGGTGTGGAGATTGGTAGCGGAAACACGGGGACACCTAACTGATGCGATATCGACGCGAAGATGACGACGGCGACTACACCTTCGGGCAGGGCGATGAAACCTGGCTGATTAACTCCCCGGAAACGGTGGCGCAGGCGGTGAAAACACGCTTCCTACTGTGGTATGGGCAGTGGTTCCTCGACACCACAGAGGGCACGCCATGGATACAGTCGGTCCTCGGAAAGCAGAAGCCAGATACCTATAACCTTGCCATTCGCCAGCGCATCCTTGAAACGCCAGGCGTGAATGCGATTAAGGCATTTGATACCACTCTCAATACCTCTTCCCGCCGCGTGATATTCACAGCGACGATTGACACCATCTACGGGACGACGACAGTCACAAGCGAGGCATAATGGCTCTCAATCTCGATACTCTGGGGCTCTCCGCTACGGTGACCGCCTCAGGGATAAGCGCGCCTGATTACCAGACAATCCTGAGCACTATTACCGGATATTTTAAGCAGATTTACGGCACTGATGCCTATCTGGAACCCGACAGCAAAGACGGGCAAATGGTCGCTCTGGTGGCGCTGGCGATCCACGATGCGAATAACACGGCGATTGCGGTATATAACAGCTACTCACCATCAACCGCTCTCACGGATGCGCTGAGCCGCAACGTTAAAATTAACGGCATCTTTCGGAAAGGGGAAACCCGGTCGACGGTTGACCTGGTTCTGACCGGCACGACTGGCACCACAATCACAAATGGCTCAGTTCGGGATGATAACGGCATTGTCTGGAATCTCCCGGCAACTACAACAATTGACGGGAATCCTGTCACGGCCACATGCAATACCTCTGGCGCGGTGGCGGCGCTTGCTGGAACCATCACGAAAATCAATACGCCAACGCGCGGATGGGTATCGGTCAATAACCCCACGGCGGCAACAGTCGGCGCCGCTGCGGAAACGGATGCTGAGCTGAGGATCAGGCAAACGCAGAGTGTCGCGTTACCCTCCCTGACGCCTTTTGATGCTGTTGACGGTGCGCTGGCGAACATTGCTGGCGTGACGCGCCATAAGCTCTATGAAAACGATACTGGCATCGTAGATGCTAACGGGCTTCCGGCACACTCCATTTCCGCAATTGTTGACGGCGGTGACGCAACAACGATCGCGCAGACTATCCGGGGGAAAAAAGGTCAGGGGGTTGCCACTTATGGAACAACTACTGTTCAGGTTCCTGATTATTATGGCAACCCACATAACATAAGCTTTTCACGTCCAGTTGATGTGCCTGTGTATGTCGCTATTACTCTCCGCGTTTTTACCGGTTATACGTCACAGATCGGGGAAGACATTAAAAAAGCAGTTTCGGATTACATTAACAGCCTGAAAATCGGCGACAGCGTTCTGCTAAGCCGCATTTATTCGCCGGCAAACCTTGGTGTCGTGAGTGGTGGAAACGCGCGCTATTACGACATCACTGAGCTTCTGATTGGTAAGGTTTCTGGTAGTGAAGCTGCGGCGAATATTGCTATTGCGTATGACGAGTCAGCAAGCTGCACGACATCAAATATCTCGATCACGGTGACGTCATGAGCAAATACACCGACCTGATAACCAACTACCACGCCGGGAAGCCCCTTTTTTTTCAGCATGTTGATTTATCCACCCGGCCACTTACCGACGTCTCTAATTCGCTTAATAGTCTGATTACTGCCTTCGACATAGATACTGCGGTCGGTGTGCAGTTGGACATTCTCGGTGAATGGATCGGGCGCAGCCGCATTGTCAGTGTGCCAATCAGCGGGATTTATTTCTCGTTCGATACTGATGGTCTTGGATGGGATCAGGGCGTCTGGCAGGGACCATTTGACCCAGACAGCGGCTATGCGTCGCTGAGCGATGACACCTACCGCATCATTCTGAAAGCAAAAATCGCTATCAACAACTGGGACGGCCGCAACGACTCTCTGCCGCCCATCCTTGACGCTGCGACTGCAGGCTCTGGCCTGAAGATGCAGATCGTCGATAACCAGGACATGACGATTTCGGTCTGGGTTTTCCCCGAAACTGATATTTCTGATGTGTCTCTCGAACTGATTGCCGCTATCAAACAGGGCTATCTCACCGTAAAAGCAGCCGGCGTATGGGCCGGTGATGTGGAAACGCCTTCGGTAGAAACACCGTCCGAGGGTTCAAAATTCTTTGGGTTTGATATGGATAACGAATACATCGGCGGGCTCGATGTAGGAGCATGGGGGACTTTACTCTAATGGCAACAAATAACTTCAAAGCGTTCGCGCTTGATCCTAACGCTAACGTCACATCACAGGCTGACTGGGAAGCACTTCCGGCTCTGCTTTCTGGATTTACGGCAGGTAAAGCATCTAGCGCACAGGTAAACAAAGCCATTCGACAGGCCAGCTTTATAGCGGCAGCGCTGGCGCAGTACACCGCTAACAAAAGCGGGCTGGACGTGCTTGATGATGGTGACCTGAACGGGTTTGTCTCCAAAATGAGGACCGCTTTTGGGAAGGATTTCCAGGCGCTTGATGCCACTCTGACGGCATTGGCTGGGCTCACAACCGGTGCAAATAAACTCCCGTATTTCACTGGGAATGATACTGCAGCGCAGACTGATTTAACTTCTGTTGGTCGTGACATTATCGGGAAAAGCACTATTGCTGACATTCTCACATACCTTCAATTGGGAGAAGCGGCAAAAGTAAGCCTCGGTGTTGGTCAGACATGGCAAGACATGACATCAAGTAGAAGTATTGGAGTGGTTTACACAAACACAACAGGAAAACCAATTCAGTTATTGCTTGATTTTCTCCGACCATCAGGAAGCTGGTCTGTGAATGTCAGAATAAATGGTGTAAGTGGTGCGGTAACAAATGGCGCAGGAGGTTATTGCCCCGTGATTCCCAATAATGCCACCTACCAGGTTATTACCACTGGTATCTCAAGTTTAAGCTGGAGGGAGTTAAGATGAAGTATTATATCGACGACGCCAATATAATTTATGCGTATGAGGACGACGGTTCACAAGATGAGCTAATTGGTGACAAAAAAGAAATTACTGAGGATGAGGTTAATTCAATATTAAAACGTCCACCGTCGCAGGAGGAATTGATCGAGCAAGCCGAAGCTAATAAGTTGCAATTACGAGCCATTGCTGATGCCGAGATAGCCTGGCGGCAGGATGCTGTTGATGCAGATATCGCGACGACAGAGGAAATCGCCGCATTATCTGAATGGAAAAAATACCGGGTCTTGCTGATGCGAGTTGATACAGCAATACCCGAATGGCCTACACCTCCGGGGGAACAGGCCAGTTAATGTCCGATGCGCTGAAGGTGGCTACTGCTTCCAGCGCATCAAGATAATCAAGCCAAAGATTGTACTGCGTCTTTTCTGTATCGCTAAGCCTGCCCATAGCAGCTTTTCCGGGCCACTGCTTGCTGTTCATGTATTCGTTGGCCTGATAAATAAATCGCTGCTTTTGTAGATCAGATGTAGCAACCAGCTCCTCATATGTTGGAGGCGGTAGTTTTTCCCATGAAGGCAACCCATCATCTCCAGCAACTCGCAT